CCCAAACAAGTGAGGTGCTCTAATGGCTACCTTTTGGGAAATACGCCAACGTATGCTAGACGAGGCTATCGAGGGTGTTGGGCTAACGCCTAACACCCCCGAGGCTAATAACTGGCTAGAGGCAAACTATCAGGTCAAGTGGGATATTGACGAGGACGCACGTATCGAAGTAGAGGAGGCTGAGAACGACCTTATCTCTAAGTACGCAAGCGTAGCCAATATCTATAGCAAGGCTGATCGTATTCTCTCTAATCAAGATGTTAAGGTAGTTATTAGCCCTGCCAACTCCGATATGGAAAGTGTAGCCACCAATAACGGGCTAGATATTAAGATGAACCCTAAGTTGCTAGACGACGTGAACGACGTATCTCTCGTCGCTATCAACGGGCTTAACTATCATGAACTTAGCCACTTACTATATTCGCCCCGCGCTGGTAGTGAACTAGGCAAGTGGGTTATGAGCACCGAGGTCGAGGAGGTACAGGAGGGTTGGGATACTCGCAAGCGACCTAAGTATCAACTCGCCTTCAATACTTTGGAGGAGGCACGTATCGAGAGCCTTATGGCTACTAAGTATCCTAGTACGAGATACTTCCTAGAGGCTAGTGCTACCACCTATGCTATAGATACTAACAACCCTGAATCTTTGCCCGAAGCCTTCTATATCACTCGCGGTCGGCTACACCTAGATATCGCTCTGCGCCAACGTGTTGCAGAGTTATATGTAGATAGATATGGTATCGAGCAAGCGCAAGCAGTTGCAGATATTATTGACGAGTACCGAACCCTAGCCTTCCCACGCGATAGCGCACGTGCTAAAGAACTAATTATGGAAATGCAAAAGTACGTGGGTAGCCAAGCACCTAAGAATAACGGCGGTTGTGGTTGTGCTGATCGGCCAGTTATGAAAAATGGGCGCACTACTAAAGGCTCTGAGCAGAACGAACTTCAAGATCAGAGCAAGCAAGAGGCTGGCGATCAAGAGCAACTTCGCCCAAGTGATAAAAAGCCTAATAGTAATGACCCTGCTGATAACTATGATAGTGGCGACGAGCCAAGCGACGGCGTAGTCGGAGATGATGAGCAGACTATTACTAAAGAGCAACGCGAACTTTCAGATGAGGTTACGGCGCTGATCAACGAGCGAGCCAAGTATCTCGCCTCTCTACCTGAGGTCAAGGCTGATACTAAGACAGTTAGTAAGGCTCTCAATAACGACGGCTTCGGTAACACACTTGCTAAAGATACTATTTTTAGTTATAGCAACGAGATCAAGCCTGAGTATCGCTACGCCTCTAAAGCCTTCGGCGATCAACTAGAGCGACTACGGGTGGACAATGACCCTGAGTGGGAGAAGGAGCGCCCAAGCGGTAAGTTAAATATCCCCCGTACTATGAACTCGGGAATAAATGACCTGCCACGCCTGTTCGACAAGTGGAGTACGGGCAACGACAACTGTGATATCGAGGCAGTTATTATGCTAGATCGTAGTGGCTCAATGGCATGGGATATCGCTAACGCTAGTGGAGCAGTATGGGCTATGAAGCGTGGGTTGGAGCGCATAGATAGTAACGTAACTGTTATGAGTTTCAACCATATCAGCCGTATGCTCTACGACGCTACTGAAAAAGCAGAGCCGAACACCTACAAGATCAGCCGTACCTCGGGTGGCACTAACCCTAGCGTTGGACTACGCACTACCCAGCGCCTAATGCGAGCCTCTCAGAAGCCGACCAAGTTACTGTTCATAGTGACCGACGGCGCGTGGGATAAAGCGCGTGAGTGCAATAACATAGTTAGCCAGTTACAAGAGGAGGGCGTAACTGTGTGTATTGTGTACCTCGGCAACCTCAACACCTTTGAGGGCTACGAGAACCGAAAGCAAAAGTTAGATGAGCAACTACTAGAGTATGGTCATGGTGCTGATCACTTTACCGCGATCTCCAAGCCAGCCGATCTAGTAAATGTGGCTCGCAAGGTAGTAGCAGACCAATTAACAACTACACACTAACCCAATAGCGTTGTCCTGCTAGGTCAATTCCCTTCACCTAGCAGGGCTACCAACCCAAACAATCGGAGTAATAAATGGCTAAATATGAAATAGCAGTAATGGCAAGTGTCTTTACTGAAGTCGAGGCTGATACTAAAGCCGAAGCGATTAGGCAAGCACAAGTCGCAGTTAGTAACGGGCTACTTAACAACAAGATCACCTACCAAGTACGATCACTAGAGGAGAACTGAAATGGGTATGGACGTATATGGCAAGAACGCTACAACGAAGCGTGGCAAGTATTTTAGAAACAACGTATGGTGGTGGCGACCACTATGGGATTACTGCGAATCGGTATATCCAGCCTGTTATGGTATTGACGGGCATAGCAATAGCGGTGCAGGATTTGATGAGGCTGGCGCACTAGCCCTAAGAGCCGTACTGCTTGATGAGATCGAGAGTGGCAGAACTGCTGAGTACGCTCACCAACGAGAAGTATTCCTTAATGCGCTACCTGATGAGCCTTGCTCCTTCTGTGATGGGCTAGGTATTGTAGAAGTAAAAGAGGGCTGGTTTGATTATGTAGAGGGTCAAGTTACTTTCCGCGACCCTTGCAACTCCTGTAAGGGCACTAAGACTAAGCGCCCGTTTGATTGTAACTATCCGTTTAGCGTAGAGAACGTCCAGCAGTTTTGCGACTTTCTCGAAACTTGCGGTGGATTTGAGATCTGCTAAATGGCTAGTTACGAAATAGTAATTACTGGCACAGATACTAACACGCCCTTCTGCCATAAGTGCATAGCAGGTATGCACAACTACAAAAAGGATAGAAATGATTAGGTGTTTATTAGGTAAGCACGTATGGTCAAGCATTACTCGTAGCCAAGAACTACAAGACATAGGCGGTGTATGCCTCAACTGCACAAAGCGCAGCAACAAAGTGCTAGGCGAACTTATGCTAGGAAAGAACTGGGAGGCTAAAGTATAAAATGGCTAGTTATGAAATAGTAATTATCCCCAAGTCCATTATCTATGAGATCGAAGCGGATAGCCCTGAGCAAGCCGTCGAATACTCTAAAGAAATCGTGGTTGATGAAACTAATCGTACTCTGCTACTAATGGCTAAGTACGAGGCTAGAGAGATACTTAATGACTAGCCAACTAACACCTGCAGAGATCATGCAGTACGCCAACATGCAATTCCCTCGTTATCTTTACGCAGATACCGACCCAAACTCTGAGTGCAAAGGCAAGTGCAAGCAGGTAGAGCATAACCCTAATACAGATAACTGGCTTATTATCGGTTGTCTATATTGCCACTATAACCAATACAAGTCCTGCCGCGCGACTACTACGAGAACTGGCGTTAAGTGCCGTCGTCGTAACGCGCTAGGTAGCATAGGGCTATGCACACGACACCAAGATTGGAAGGACGGAGATGAGTAATACCTATCTAGATACTGTTGATGGTCAAGTTGATTTCGACCAGCCCTATGCAGGAGAGTTACCTGAGGACGTTGTAAGCATAGTAGAGTCTGAGTTTGAGGACACCGACTTTTACGTTGATATGCTGACGTGGCATGAGCAAAGCATGAATGACCAACTATGAAAGGGCAAAGAATATGAGCAACAGTATAAGTGCTATCGAGATGGCTACGATATTAGAAGCGACAATGGAGAGATGTAAAGAGGTTATCTACCCAGAGTTCGGAGATACAGGTTTGGCGGTAGCCTCACTAGCCATAGCGATTACTGCGAGCGAGTTCACTAAGACGCTAATCGGAGAGAGTGAAGCCGAGGCACTTGCTAGTGAAGCGACCGAGTTTATGGGTATTGACCCCAAGAGAGTTGAAAAGATTAGAGAGATGTTAAAGGATTTGGATAACTAAATGGTTACTATATCTAAGTATCGTGGAGTAATGGTTCAGACCCTAGACGATACAGTAATAACTGGCGTACTAAGACATTGCGATACCCATAACACTATTAACTATACAAATAGTAGTGCCGTACTAAAGTTGCAAAACCGATATGCTAACACGTTAAATATGTGGCAGGTGGTAGATCGTATTATTGCTGAGCCACTTTTCTGTTGTGAGCACGAAATTGAGTAAAGACTTTAGACAACTACTTACTAAGGTTAGAGAGAGTGGTTGTACGATAGAGGTCAGTCGCGGTGGCCACTACCGAATTACTGCGCCTAGTGGTAAGTTTATCTTTACGAGTCAAACTCCTAGCGATGTTCGGGCTTTACACAGAATACGTAGTAACCTAAGAAAGATCGGGGTTAATATCTAATGCAAACCTTTATGCCGTTCAGTAAGTACTCAGAGGTAGCCAAAGTCCTTGATGATAAAAGGCTAGGGAAACAAAGAGTAGAAGCCTATCAGATACTCAAAGTCCTATCAGGAGAGAGTAAGGGCTGGAGGCGCCACCCTGCCGTCCTTATGTGGCTAGGCCATGAGAGATCGCTCTGCGACTACGGGCTGGCTATGTGCCAAGAGTGGGAGGATCGTGGGTTCGTAGATAACCTTGCTGAAAAGTTTCACCACTACTCAAATGTTTATACTGCTATTGGGCGCTACGTTAAGCCCAAGCCCGGTTGGGTTGGCTGCGACAAGGTGCTTGAATCCCATCAATCTAATCTGTTACGCAAGTTGCCTGAGCACTATCGGTACTGGTTTGATGTACCTGATGACTTGCCTTATATCTGGCCTACTAAGATAGGGTATGCCTCTGTATTTTTTACCATAGAAGATAACGCTGAACTTATTAGCAAGACTACGGCTGAGCCAGCGTTCGAACACTTATCAAAGGAACGTATAGCATATGCAAAACTTCTATGACGGCTCACAACTCTGCGCCCAAACAGACCCAGAGGTATTTTTCCCCGTCCAGAACTTTAGACGTAAGGAGGATATTAAGCAGGCTATTAGTATTTGCAATCGTTGCCCTCTACTAGAACCCTGCCATAACTACGCGGAAAGCATGGGTGGGCTATTTGGCGTGTGGGGTGGCAAGATGTATGATGGCTCAGGTTACGTATCGCCTATCGAGATAGGCACAAGTAGAAAAGTAGCATAACTAACAAAGGAGAGAGTAATGGCAAGAAAAACAGAAACATTCAGCGTTACGCTGACTAAGAACACTCTAGTAGAGCGCGGTGGCGCTTGGTTACTAGGGGTGCGTATTACACTAGAAGGAGAAGCGCAACTTAAGTATGAGAGCACAACTGCTTGGGCTAATCCTTCGGCAGCAAAGCGCTATGTAAAGACCTTAGTAGAAGCGCACACTCCTCGTAAGTCCTGCAAACTTACGGCTACAAAGACCGATGATGCTGGTAAGCCTCTCCAATTCGTAGGAGAGATTAACTACAAAGAGGTTGAGTAATGCCTAGTCAGTTTGGATTTGGACTACCTGAATGGGGCACAGAGAACCCTCTCGATGAAGATGACGATGTGGTCATTGAAGAAGATGAGGACGAACTAGGTTGGGATAGCCACGATGACGACTGATGATGAGGCGATTACTACCGATACCCTAACTCCTGAGGAGCACCAACGTTTGCAGGAGTTAGTGGCTAAATACAATGAAAAGAAAAGGAGAGAGACCAATGGCTAGTGAATGTAAATGCAATGGTTCTACCAACTGTTCTGATGAATGGCCTAATATAGATGAGTTGTTAGGCAAGTTTCAGTCTGCACTTAAAGACTATACAGATTTAATGTTTAGACCAGCAAACCGCGTACACCCAGAGGACTTGGGAGCGCACATCTCTGCATTTGCAGAGGCGTTCTTTGCTATTGCTAGTAACTTTGATATAAAGTAAATATAAAGAGAGAAGAGCCCCCTTGCTGTAATAGCGAGGGGGCTTTTCTTATTTCTTATCCAAGCACATTGGACAGAGAGACTCAGAGGAGTCGCGTGGAATATCCTCGAACTCCTCCAAGCACTCGACACACTTGATTCTCACTGATTGTCCTTGATCAACTTTACTTCACATGCGTCTGTTGTACAGTAACTTTCTCCGATAGCGTCAGCAGCCATACCGGCATAGACACCAGCAAGATCAATAGGAAAGAGAGTCATGCGATACTCCTCATATTCATCAGCAGTGATCTGCGTGTAAGGCATTTGCGGATAAGTACCATTGTCCATAGGTAGAAACGAAACAGTTTTTAGTTGTCCGTCATACATATGTAAAGCAGTACCTACTGCTTGGGCCTCCGTTTTAGGATTGAAAGAGACAGTTACAGATACAGAGTTGTCTGACCAGTAACGTTGAGCAGTAGCAGCGAGAGCCATCTTCTCATAGATAGAGACGTCCTTCTCGGAGCGAAGCGCTTGCGACTTAACTGGGAAGAACACAACACTTGTGCCGTCTGGATCTTCTGAAGCAGGTTCGACACGATACTGAGCCATCTTGAACAGAGGTAGCATTGGATCAGAGTTGCGGAAGCGGATAGCACGTAGGAAGTATTGACCGCCTACTGACCAGTGAACTCCTGGGCTCTCTCCTACTAGGATAGAGACTGTTCCTGAAGGCTTAACTGTCGTAGTTTTAATTGACTCACGAATACCAAGCCACTCTGAGTAGCCCTTGTCGTACTGCTGGACAGTTTCATAACCTTGATCCATCCATTCACGCAACTTAGGAAGTCCGTGGATGTCAGCGAAATTAGCGATACCTGAGATAGATGTACCGATACGGCGATTGCGTTGCATGATCGCGTTCGTTTCTTCCCAGTGAGTAGGCACTAAAGTAACAGTCTTGGCATAAAGGTAAGCGAACTTTAGGGTGCGCTTGAAGTCCTCGATGCTGTCGTGACGGCTGAGGTAGGTTTCAACCAGCGTGCAGCACTCGAAAGACTCTAGGCTTTGCTCGGCGCAAGGGTTATAACCAGCCGCTCTCCAGTCCTTGTTATTAACAGGGTCGGCTAGACGTCCGTACTTCTTAGTAGTATCCATCCAGATAACACCTGGCTCTCCGTTGCGGGAAATGCCGTCAATGATGCCAGATAGGTCTTGGCCTACTGATACCTCAACTGAGTTGTTGGACATCCAAGCCCAACCTGGGGCTTTGGCTGAGTATGAGTTACGCTCTGGGAATACCTTAGGGTTCTTTAGATTGAGGAATGTCCCATCATCTAAGCGCCCCATTAGCAGTTCTGCTGAACGGCGCACGTTGCCAGATACTACGCAGACTCCCATTAGATTGCCAATATCAGCAATATCTACGCGAGTAAGCAGCTCGCCAGCTCGGCCTTTGAACAACTTACGAATCTGCTTGTGCAGTTTCTCTAGTGGTTCATGTCCAGCAGCAGTTCCACCAAACGTTTTGATGAGTTCGCCTGCTGGTCGGATTTGAGTGTAATCAAAGACTGGGCTCTTCGTATCTGACTTAAGGTAGGCATTGATGAGGGCGGCTGTGCTTTCCACCCAGCCTTCTCGGGTGTCGGGGATGACATAGTTTTCTCCTTCTTGTGGTTCGTAGATTGTGAAACTTTTATCTGCCCCTTTATCATCGAAGCCAACTCCAACGCCTAGCATCGAGGCTTCCATAAGGAAAGCGAATGGCTTGGCTGGGTTGATCTTAGTCATCTCGTTTGTAGATACAAACGAACAGTTCTGCAAAGCGGCTGAGTTCTTATGCTCATTGACTAGAGGCGTACCCATCATCCACAATCCGCGGCCTGGAGGTGTCCACTTCAGTGTCCACATACGCTCGAAGGCTTCTTTGGCTGAGGCCTGTGCCTTTGAGTCATTCCAAGGCAAGCGATTAGCCTTGCAGTAATCCTTTTGCAATGAATACATGCCGTTGATGACGCGAGCGCAGACCTCTGTCCACGACTCCTTTGTGCCGTCTTCCTTCAGGCGTGAGTAGGTGCGAAGGAAAGTGATCTCTCCCACCGAGTTACCTGCTGCATCTTGGTAGCCCCAAGGTACTTTCTTACCGCGATAGGCATCAACGAACTCATCTGCCAACTTAAAGGACAATCCCATTGTCTAGTTTCCCAATCTCTTAAATGAACGAATAGCATAACTGAAACACACCGATATTAGACTGCCTTGCTTCACCCCTTTTTCTATGCTTATATTATGTATAAGACTATTGATCAGACTCGATCGCTTGCTGGATAATTCTGGTGGTTTGTACCTCGTTGAGACCGCCTTCAGGCAACTCTCTTAAGGCCTGAGCCCTGTCTCCAAAGATGGCAGACAGCACTCCAGCACCAGCGGATTTTCCCTCAACAGTCATACGAATAAACGATGAGGAGTCATCCAATTCTTTAGTAGTTTTGAGTAATTTGAACAGGCGATCGATCTCCTGAGATACATTTGGATCTGCGTATCCGCCGTTCATTTCTTCAGTAAATCGCATAAAAGCGACTCTTTGACCCTGCATTTCGATGATTGCATTGATCAAAGCCTTCATCTGATCCTTAGTCTTTACCTCTACTGGGAGGTTGAACTGGCAGGCACTCTGAGGCTTAAAAGCAGGGCAGTTAGCAGCAACAAAGCATGTATCGCAGGCGCGTAGTGAGGATGCCTTTGTATGCACAACAGGCACATCCTTAATGATCTCGTTACCATCATCATCGGTCTCTACAACAGTCTTCATGTTGTACCCGAACACTGGCAAACTGGTCATTTCGGCGGGATCTCGCGGCAAAACTTTCCGCACTTCTACCCCCCTTGTATTAGCATTGGCGGGTAGGGTTTCCGCAGAAATATCCTCTTGCTTTTCATCGCTCATATATGATATGTCCTTACCCGCATCAAGGTTATTGAGGTGCGATTCTAATTGGTTGTACGACCAGACGGCTAACTTGGATACTTCCTTGTTGTCATCTTCCATGATCAGTTCATAGTCAAGCCCAGCCTTTTCATAGGCTGCTTTGTAGCGTGGTCGTGCTTGATCTTTCATACGCTTGGGGTAACGTACCAGACTTGTTCCGTTCCACACAATCGTTTCGCCTCGCATCATCGGGCTTAGCCACGACATTGTGCTGGCGGTTTCGACTGCCACTTGACGTAGGTTGTCAGGGCGAGCGCAGGAGATGGCGTGGAAGCGTGTGCCCTTGGTGTTCTTGTATCTACGAGTAGCCTGAGCCAGTTGGGTCTCGTCCTCGATAGCCTGCCCAGTGATGGCAATATCAAGGTACTTATCAGTTAACTCTGCAAGACCTGTGTAGCCCGTAGAAGGGCGCCATACAGGTAGGAACTTGCTAGGTGGCATCTCTGCCCAGACTGTACGGCGTTGAGCCTCTATGAAGCTCTCAGGCAGGGCTGGATGGTCGAACTCAGCAAACATAGTAATGCGATCTATATTATTAACCACGAACTCCTCGTAGTCGGCAGCAAACTCCTCGAGCTCTCTTCCGGTAAGCTGGGTGTCGTGGGCCAGTCCAGCATGAACAAAAATGCTTGTTTCAGAATTAAAATAGTTGTCTAATAGGTAGGTGGTTTTCTTAGGAAGGCCACGCTTGGTAAGGCGGTAGAAACTAACGCCCATGTAAGTACAACCAGCAGACTCTAAGATTGTCCTGTTACTAGGTACCTCAGCCCCCAGCATAATGAGCCTCATAGACGGTCGTCCTCAGCAAGCAATTCTTGCTGGCGGTCAATCTCTCCTGAGATCTCATCCCAGGTACGGCGACCTTCTCTGCCGTCTGGACGGAACTTGTAATCTAGATAGGTAGGATGGCAGAAGGCTAGGCAAGTTATACCTACCTCAATCAACTGCTTTACTATGTCAAGGTCTGCGGTAACTACGGCATCAACAGGCCCTTGAGCACGGATGTACTGAGCCATTCTAACCCAAACATTGTCGCCAGGCGGTACCAACTTCCAGTCCACAATGTCGTCATACTTGTGCAACTTTTGCTGACGTAGCCAGTGGTCGGCCTTCTCTTTGTCCTCAGCCAGAATCAGAATCTTATTGGTTTGATTTAGATGGTTATAAAGATGTAAGCCATCACGAATAGGCGCTCCGTCCCGAGGGTTGCGGATAACGCCGTCAAGTGACATTAGTATTGCCATTAGTGCTCCGTGTGGTCTTAGGTGTTACTTGCGTGTGATAGCGCGGCGAATCAATGTGTTCGTGTCAGGCAACTCTACACCATAGGTTTGAGCAGCAAACTCTTGCTTTGATTGCTTTGATACTTCTTTTAACTTCTTAAGTGCGGGAACAATACCAGATGCTTTACCTGCTTGCCAGCGGTAGTTAGCGTAGTCTATGTAACCTTGTCCTGCAGGACTAAACGCATACTTACGACCTTCATGTATGTCATCAAACAATGCAGCGCCTTGCATTACTGCTAGGTGAAGTGCTGACTCTGCATTAATTCTTGCTGCATCATTCTGTGCTGCTGAAATACCATTCAAGGCTTTTTGATAGCGAGACAGAATACCCTCAGCCAATATCTTGTCACGTGCCGACTTGCTTTCCCAGTCCGCAGGACGAAATGGTGATGTGATAACAGGTTGGACTGTCCATGAATCAGATGTTAGATTGTAAGCAGCGTATGGTCGAATCTCGACAATGTTGCTACGTACGTTAACGTAGAACGTCAACTCAAATGTATCTAGGAAGTGAGCAGTATCTTTATTTAATTGCTCGCTGAATCCTTCGTTGAATGTTGCTGCGATCTCTTGGTCGCTAAGGCCTGCGTAACGCTCGTTAGCCTGACGGAATCGAATGTAATCGATACCTACTAAGCAGTCTAGGTCTGCTGGTTCACGCTCCGCAGCCCACTGATATGAAACTCCTGAGCCTGCTAACCATACGTTGCACCATGATTGAGGATCTGAGTATGTTTGCTCTAGATGCCCGAATAAGGAGGCGAGAATCGCATCGCGTACTGAAGAACGGATCTTATTACTCTTAAATAGGCGAGGATCTAAAATACCACTAGGTTCACTGAAGTATGATGCTGGGCCAGGCTCAAGCTCGATAGGGCTTGCTTTGCTCGCAACTACATCATAGAAGTTCATTTAACTAGTATAAACTACTCATCTTCCTCTTCTTCCTCTAACAAGTCCACGTCTTCCGCAGTAGCGGTTGAGAACCAGTGAGGGTGGCAATCTTTATCTGTAATTAAGCCCATAGCAGTTGACGGGTCAAACCCAGCACGTCGCAATGATTTGTAGAACTCGTACAACTGAATTGCATGAATGTCTAAAGCAGTAAGCTCTTCGTCTTTAACTGTTCGAGGTTTTCTAGGAGCAGCGACCTTCTTAGCAACAGACTTTTTATTATCTGCTGGCTTCTTACGAGGCGCCGTCATAGTGTCTCCTGTCGTTACAATAGACCTTTGTCTACCAACGATTGTCTCACAGCAGAGGCCACCTTCTGGCCCTCAGTTGAACTAACTTCTGTCATTACAGAGCCAACTACTGACTGGACAGCCTGCAGTTTGATGGTATCTAGGATCTCCGCGCATCCATGCTTGATGTCATAGATGTTCGGCTTGCGTGTAATCTCAGGAGTGTCCGTAATGTCCGTTTTAGCTGAGTATGAGCCGTCTGGGTGACGGATGATAAGGAACGCGGTTTCGACTTCGTTGCTCATTTGTATAGACCTTTTTCTCCGAATGCCTTCTTCTGAACCATCATCTTGTAAGGGCAGAAATCACATAGGTAGACCTTAGGGCCGCGGGCTTCTGACAGACCTTCCTTGCGGCGCTCCATAGCCGTTCCAGGCTTTAGCTCTTTACTATCTGATTTGTAGTCGCCACAAGATGTTGTAGGGCGTAGGTGTAGGTTGTAGCACTTCATCGCATCTTCGTGGAAGGTGGACTTAGTGTCATAGAAGTTGGTACCAAATACGTCAAGACCAGATGAACCTTCGCTGATCTGCTTCATTACTTCAGCTTTGACGTCTGGGCGAGCCCAGTACTTTAATGGGAACTTCATAAGAAGCCCGAGATGAGGTTCGGGCTTCTGATGCTTTTCTACCGCTACCTGAAGGACTGTATCGTACTCGGCTGGGCCATCGAAATCTGGCAACTCGTCAATAGACTTACAGGTACGGCAAATAAGCAGACGAATCTGCTGTTCATTGCGTTCCTTTTCAGCCAGCGCTTTAAGATCTACCGCCAATTTGTGCTCCTAATAAGTAGTCAGTTAGTAAAGTGTATCAGTAGTTTAGTACTACTCGCCAGCCTCACGAATTTCACGCTTTGACGCAGGAAGGTGCATCCATGGGATGCCTGTACCTGCTGAACGGCCTGATGGCGCTGGTACTGGTGTGGTACCAGCCCCGTTACGAGCTAGATCCTTTTCAGAACTGCGTCCTAAGTTACCACGAGCTGATGCTGAAGCTGGGTGTGTAGAGCATGAGCCTTCACACTTTAGTGACTCTGATGTTGCAGGCACAGTACGACGGCAATCTGAACCAATGCAAGGAACCTGTAGGCCGTGTAGGTCTGAGACCTCCATGCCAGCAAGTGAGCCGTGGATCTTCTCTTTCAATGCGTTTGCATGTGACAATGAGCGGCCGTGGTCGCTGGCCATGTGCTCTGTAAACTTTTGGGTATCTGCGTGAGCAGTTGCGATAATACGGTTACGGCGTACGCGTTCTACTGGATCAGTAAGTTGTGCTGTACGGGTGACCTTCTTACCTGCACGGGCGTTACGTCCACCTAGTCCGCGTGTCTCACCGCTAATTGTGATGTCGCCGATAGAGCGTGCGCCTGTCTTTGATGCTGATGTTGGGTTTGCAACACCTTTTGGAATCTCAACTTCGCCGATCTTTGCGTCACCAAGTGATGGGAAATCGCGGCGTTCTGCCTTTGTGCTTAGGGGACGAGGTGTCTTATCTGTACGCTTTGCACGTGATGGAGCCTTGCCCCATGCACCAGATGTTGCTTCTTTGTCAATATCAGTCTGAGCAGCCATTGTGCGGGCTGTTGCTTCTGGGTTAGATGACCCAGCAATGCGACGCTCTGCAATAACGTTTGCATCTTGCTTAACGGCCTTGCCAATTGAACGTACGGTGCTAACACCTGAACGTGACTTGGTAAATGCTTCTGCTGAGGCTGCTGAACCAGAAGGCTTTACTGCCTTCATTGGCTTTGCTAGCTTTTCCTTATCTAGATAGACATCACCTAGAGCAGGGGACATCTTAGTAACGCCAACTTTAGCATCGCCCTTAGGACGTGCTGCTTCTTTCTTAGCTAGCTTCTCAGTAACGAAGTTAGGTTGTGAGCCTTTAGTAATACTCTTCTTAGCCATGTTAGTTAGCTCCTGGGTTTACTTTGTTAGGCTCTTCGCTGTTAGAAAAACCATAGTTCCAATAAGGATGCAAACCATCGCGGTTCTTTACAACCAATTGATCGCCCATTGCTGGTGCAACAGTTGTGTTAGGACGACGCTTACGGTATTTGCCGTCTGTGGCACCCTCTTCGAGTGCAGCGTTCTCTGACATAGCTTTACGAACAGTCATACCATTCGTCCTTTCATCTGTTTCATTGCCTTCGCCTTAGTGCAAGACGGGCAAAGCTGTGTGTATAGTGCGTCTTGTGGTTGAATCTGGTAACCGCAGTCCTTACAGCTACCTGAGCCGTTATAAACTGTGTTCTTCATCGCTTGCTGTGTTGAATACTTAACATCTGTGTTGCCGTAGATGCCATCACCTGTTGAGTCAGTCATTAGACCTGGGTCTTTAACCATTACACAACACCTTGGTTCTTTTGAGCTGCTGTGGTAGCTCCACGCTGAAGTAGATTGCTCTTGTGTTGGCGTCGGTTACTGCGGGCAAAACCACTAGTACTCTTAAATGCCGTAACTGCGTTGTCCACTACATTTTTAGCCATGTCGGAAGCTTTACCTTTGTTGAAGCCGTGTGCAGAAAACTTACGCTGTGCGTTCTCGTCTTCCATAGTTCCGCCTGGGGAGGTGTACACTCTGCGTGGGTCATTTGCTCTATCGTTAGCCATTAGATGCTACCTCCGAGATCGTTACGACTTGTAGACTCAGTTGTGTTAGGTGTCTGACTGAAGTCTGACTCCACACGCTGAGGGTTCTGGGCTCTACCAGGTAACTCAATTATGTCTCTGATACCGATTTCTGTGGTGGTATACCCGTATTTAGGCGGAAATAACTCAACCTGAGGTAGTGGTGGACGTACAAATTGCTGCAACTCTGGCCCCAACATTGTCTGTGAGGCTAGTGCTTGGCTTAGTAAGCGTTCTTGATTGCTAGGAAATGGCCCTAAATATTGTTGAGGTGGGTAGGCTGCCGTAGGAGGCGAAACCCAAGGTTTACGGCTGTATACGCCGTCTGCCATGTCTGGCATTAGAAAAATACCCTGCTATTGAGTGACTCTAGACGTGGGTCTGGAGCAAACTTATCTGTCTTTGGTGTTGCTTTTATGTCTGCAAGTGTTCCGTGGAACTCATCAAAACGGGTACGAATAGGCTCATCGTTCTGGTTACTACTGAACAGACTTTGACCCTGTGGTTTGCTAGGTTTGCTAAAAAGGCCCATGTCTTACTTCCAACCTGGACGCATACGTGCGAACTGATCTACACGACGCTGATTGATTTCACCTGGAGATGTGCTGCGCATATTTGCTTTACCATCATTAACTAGATGTGGCGCAGGTGTTAGACGCACATCCTGTGTGTTCTTCTTAGACATCATAACGTTGCCTTGACGAACGCTCTTCATCTGACGCTTGATACCGCGGTCAGGTTCTAAACGAGATGGGTAGTAGTAATCGCCTGGATCTACTCGCTCACCTTTGTGAACGCCGCGTTGGTATGAACGCTGCCCAGTGCGTGTCTTAAGACTGTCAAGCATTTTGTCTGACGCGCTTGCTGGACGGCCACGATCATCACGACGTGAACGGATTGTGCCTAGGTAGCCATCTGGATATTGAGCACTTGGTTCTTGACCAATGCCAATGCGTAAATAGTCAAGCTCGGAACGAGCGACTGCTTGACCTCCACCACCATAAACGGTGTTGGTGCCATACATGCCGTTCGCGCCGAGCGACTGGATATTTTGGTGTGCACTGGCCATGTATCTATGATACGTGGCCTTTTGTTAGTTCGAGGCTCTAAACTCAATACCCTCGAAGAAGGCCCAGCCATCTAGGATGTGGATAGGCTTGATGTCAAAACGGCCGTCTTCTGTATAGAAACAGACGCCTAGACCCTGCTGCCAGTTCTCCCAGTATTGGACAGCCTTTTCATTAGGGGTTGTTCCGCCCTTTACTGATGGGACTGCGCCATCTACACGGCATAGGCAACCTGGGCTAAACGCTACGCTGCGCTTGGCTCCATCTGGATGGTGGCTAGTGTGGTAGGCGATTTCCATACGATGCGTATGTCCGAAAACGGTAGAAATAGTATGGTTCTTATTAAGGTGCTGGCTTGCGGTAGACCCGTTGCTCTTGGCAATATCACCGTGCTTTGCAATAAGATCTCCAACAATGCGGTATTCACCTGCTGGGTAGCCACTTGCATAGATGACGTCAAGCTCATCCATGCGTAGTAGGTGAGGCAGGCTATTAACAGGCCAGCGATCAATACCACCAGCACGCTTCAGCATTGCTGCCTGTGGCGCATTGTTAAGTAAGTACTTATAAAGACGGCAGTCGTGGTTACCTTCTAGGAATACGATCTCAGCCTGAGGGGCTGCTGCACGCTGTTCTGCAAGAAATAAGTAGCCAGCCTGCAAGGATGCTTGGAACGCATTCTGAAACGCGGTTTCTTGTAGGTGCTTGCTTACTGACGGCATATCAATTGTGTCGCCGAGGTTTACAATCTTGTCAATGCCGTAGGTCTCTTGGACATAGGCCATGATCTGGCTGTATACGTCAAGGGCACGCTCGTCGTGGAATGGGTCAGCCACGCCGTTTTCGTCAATGCGAAAACCAAATTGGGTATCGGGGACTAGTAAAGCCACTTTCATGTCGGTGGTCTTTTTCTTATATGACACTGACTTAACAGTTAGGCTACTTGGCACTACTTGTTGAAAGTCAATAGGTCGTTCTACATCCGAAGTTAGGAGCTTAAGAAACTCCATACGGACGTCAGAGGTTATTGGCATTATTTCTTATCCTTAGTCTTATGGCAGGAACAGATCTTGAGGCCATGGCTGCGTAGTGCAGATACGCTGAAGTCAACTTTGTAGACTTCCTGTAACTTTTCCAGCAGTGCTTGGCGTCGTGTCTGAGTGGGCAGAATGTCTTTATCAAAGAACTCGCGCTCTTCCTTGTCTAGTGTGTCTAACCACTGACCTACAGGACAGCGCTTGGCCCCTGCTAGGATTGATGCGAATTCGGCTTTTAATGCTGTATCCATGTGTTTCCCTCATCTAGTGGACAGTTGCATGTTAATCATAACACATATTGAAACGTTTGGACAACAACACGAAACTGTTTTTTAATCTTGCATGGCATGCAAAAGGCCCCCAGCGTTAGCTAGGGGCCTTAGGTAAAACTAGATGTTAGTTGTGATCAGCCATTCCATCTGAGAAGTTAGGCTTTGTACGGTTGACTGCTGGAGGAATGATCCGTCCATTAGCCTGTGTCTGTCCTGCTTCTGGAGATGTGCCACCAGGTAGCTTTACGCGAATTGCGTAACGTGCACCTTGCTTCTCACGAAGGCTTTCCTTACGTGCTGGCTTAGCTTCGCGGGATGGGTCTCCTGCTGCAGCGTTGCCCTTCTTAACTAGCTTGGTGTTCTTAGAGGTCTCAGCTGAGGCGTCCTTGAATCCTGATGAGGCGCTAGTTCCCATGGTTGAAAACGCGCTCTTTGGTTCTTTCTCTGACATATGATTTCCTTTGCAAAGGGGGTTAAATAACTGTATCAGCCTTACAGGACAATAACGGTTAAAACTATCGCTGAAATCTCGCCGTCATGGCTTTGGATGGTTGTAAAGCCTGGAACATAGGCGATATCAATACCTCTAGGGGCCGTATATCCTCGGGCAATGGCAATAGCCTTAGTAGCCTGATTAACGGCACCAGCGCCAACCGCACGAATTTTACAGGTGCGAGTCTCATAGATTGAGTGGGCGATAGCCGATGCTACAGCCTGTGGATTAGAACCTGCTGAAACACGCAGGAATTGCTCCTCTGGAGCAGGGGTTACTTCAGACATTTAGACCTCTTATATATTAGACGATTAGTACTACGGTCTAATAAGTGTGAGGTTTTATGTGAGGTTTTTCAGCCTAAACCTCACAGAGTGTTAGGTTTATCCACCAAGGTTGGAGCCGTGGCATACGATCCACAAATGGCACATTCCATCTCCAAAAGGTATGTGGCTATCTTGTAGTCCTCAAAGGATACCTTGAGGTTCCAGAGGTTAGACTCACACTTAGGGCACTCATGGCAGATGACCTCTGCGTAGTCCATGGTGCCCGTGTAGTCTGGCTTTAACTCTCTAATCGACCTCATCGTCCTCTTCGTCCTCGAGCTCATCCTCGAATAAGCTCTCGTCTAGAGGCTCCATATCTTCCCAGTCATCTTCCCAATCAATGCCCTCTTCAGAGAGGTCTTCATCGAATAGGTCCTCTTCAAACTCTTCTGGCATATCAGTCTCCTAGGTAGAAGGTGTAGTCATTAATTATTTCTAATGCGTGGCGAAATTTCTCGGGCAAATCATCTGACTCTAAAACCAGGCTTAGTAATTCTCTGACTCGCTCATGGTAGTAGGCTGTCTGCTCTTTGCGCCTCATGCCTCCGAAGTTAACGTCTTCGGGCCGTGGTAGGTCTAACTCATTCAACGGCTTTGACCTGTAGGAGGGTTGATCTCTAGCGCCTCTACCATAGAACGTAGGCCAGTCATCATCTGCTGTTTAACGAACGCGCCTCCGCGCTTAAAGGCGGCTTCAGTATCTGCTTTAACTTCTGGGGTTAGCTGTGAGAGCTCGTACTTCTTACGCCACTCTTGCATCTCCTGTTTATTAAACTCTGCTGCTCTATGCCAAGAATCACGCATTTGTCTAGCCATATAAACTTCAGCTTCTAGCTCACTGATCTTCTTCTTTAAATTCTTCTTTGAGGCCATTTATCTCTCCCTAAACTTTGGATCCTGAAGCTTAGCATACACCTCTTTTTGATAGGCAAACTTAGCCTCACCCGACACTAACTTTGCTAAGGAATACGAATCAGCCGCGTTGTCATCTGTGAACTCTTGCCCCCAGACCTTGTAAACCTGTAATAGCATTTGGCTCTTAGGAACGCCTGTGCCCTTGCCTGTTACATACTTCTTAAGGCTAGTTGGTGGAACTATGAGTGGGTAATAAGGACCTAGGTCTAACAAGGCCAGCTTTACCATTCCGCCTAGTTCACCAAGCATATTAGCCATCTGTGAGCCAAAGGCATAGCCTTCTATGGCTACGTCCAATATATCTTTATGCTCTAAAGTACTTACTAGATGATGGCGAAGGTCATACAGGCGGTTAATCCCACCTTTACCTGCCTTAAACACTGTTGTTCTGTGCCCAGTGCCATTTAGCATGGTTATTGCAAACCCGCTATACGACTGGTCTATACCAACATATAAAGGCTCAGACAGATCTATACCTCCGTCAAATACCTTCATTAGAATTTACGGCTCGTAAACCCAGGGTTCGCTGTACGGCGTGACAGTTCACGGCTGATTACCTTGGTGCTTTCATTTACGCCATCTTGGATGCTCTTAAGCAGGGTGTGGTAGTTACGGCGTACTGCTAGCTCATCATCAAGCTTTTGCCCTACAGGGTCAGAAGCTGTCTTAGCTTTAGTACGAGCAACGGTTTCACCCTTAACTGCATCAATCATTTTCGATGCTTCGAAGCGCTCTAATACTTTAGTTGCAGCCTCTTCATCAATGCGAGCACATGAGATCTGTAGCAGTAGAAAGTTGTTGTACTCAACAAAGTGCTGGAATAACTTCATTAGTTCTTGGTCGTCAATATCTGTAAGGTCATCAGGGATGCTAGGAATACTATCGTTGTAGGTAGTAGCCGCTCCGTATCCTTGAATAGTTAGCTTAGCAACTGCCTCTGCACTTGCTTCACCTGTGTTGAGGGTAATCACTTGTACTCCTTACAACTGCTGCATAGTTCTGGACCGCCTATATTACACATAGGTGGGGTACCTTTGCCAACTGCATCAACAATCATTTGCGCTGCGTCGAACTTCTCTGTTATGCCGAAGTCGCTCTTAGGAATAATGAACTCTTTGTACTCCTGTGTAGGCTTTGACTCGTAGATGAAACAAGCCTCCTGAGGTGCTGGTTGGTCGAAACCAATTAGCTCAATCAACTTCATGTAGATCTGAGCTTGCATAATGTGGCTTTGGAATGGGGACTCTAAGTTAGCCCATACCTTCTTGAAATCGCCATCGTACTTGTAAAGCATGGATGGATCTTCCCAGCGGATGGTTCCTTCTCCAACTGACTTAATCTCAAGTAGTAGTGGATCACCGAACTCTGTCAGCCAGCCATCAGCGTGGCCAGCAATACGCATCTGTGGGTAATCTAGTGGGACCTCTTTATAGACAACGCCGTCAGGATTGCCGTTATGGTCTCCTGGCATGCCCCAGAAGGACTCATCACACTCTCGGCACTCCCAGAGACCATATATAGCGTTCATGTTCTTAAAGCGCTTCTGCCACTTATGGTGGATGGCATGGCCTTCTTCAAATACGCCATCAGTCTGCATAGATAGCTTGCGCTTAGCTGATGCTGGCTCAAAGCCCATAAGATGAAAATAGGAGGCTCGATAACACCAGCTGTCCTTAGCCATCTCAGATGGGTGCAAGACGTCGGTGCGACGATCCTTGATGCGGGGTGTGGCTAGGAAGTGACGCTCTAGCTTCCCTAGTACTCTAGATTCCTTCTTAGTAGTATCTAAGAACTGCTTTAGTGCGCCCTTTGGCTTCTGTGCCATTTAGTCTCCCCTAGTTTTTATCTAACCACTCTTCAATGGTCATATTATTACGAGCCGCCTTACGTTGTAAAGCGTTTCTTTCTCTGTGGCTCATGCCGCCAAAGATTCCGTGTTGCTCATCTAACTTTATAGCAGACAGCAGACATTCTCTTCGTACTGAGCACTCTGGTCTTCCGTCCTTACCAAAGCAAATGGCCTTTGCCTTATCAGCAATAGGCTTATACAACGCTTTGTCTCTAGGAGGAAAGAATATCTCAGTGTCTTCATTGAAGCACTTAGCGTGGTAGTACCAACGATCTAGGGGGTCTCCCTTGTACACGTACACTCCTGGAGGTAATGGCGGAGCTCCATATAGTCATCTTCTGTCAGCATAACGTAGTTATTGCCGTTCAGATGAAATCCAAGGACAGGCGTTCGACTATCAAGAATTGCTTCTGTGACAATCTTTTCCAGCTCCACCGCTTTGACGGTGAACTGAGTTTTGCCAGTCCACTTGTGCTCGATTAAAAGCTCATCAGTTCTGACATCACCCTTACGACTCCAAAAAGCACCGCTCCCAGCGTTGCGCTTCCCGTCAAACTTTTTAGCGAGTCGGTCCTCGTGTTTCCTTGACTCTCGTTGTCCCTTACTCTTCATCGAGTGAGGCGACAAACTTTGAGCTCTCCAAGACGCTTCTTAGGACGTCCTTCTCAAGTGTTTCGCGTAGATCTATTTCTTCTCTCAGTGACTTAAGGATAGCATCTCCACCCATCCACTTTCTATCTCCATAGCTGTAGTACGCACCAGCACGGGTGATGATCTTGTTTAGGATACCCAAGGCTACAATCTCCTTGCCGATATCAAAATCACCTGGAAGTAGTTCTCCACCCTCAGCAAAATAGAAGTCTATAAATGCTGGTGGATTGATGGCTGAAGACTTGTTCTTAAGGGTACGGATCTTGATGGTCTGACCTACACGGCGCTTGCTATCGCCTGTGCCGACCTCGATCCAGTCATCGCGCTTTACCTCAATACGGGTAAAGAACGAGTAGTCCTTACCTAGTCCGCCTGGGGTAGTGCGAGGATCTCCATACATAACGCCGATCTTCTGGCGGTACTGGTTGATCATAATTCCGATAAATGGGCGGTCAGACTCGTCTATTAGGCTGCGCTTAGACGCCTTACCAACCTTGCGGAAGAACTTGTTAGAGGCGATAGCGCCACGACCAACAGTTGACTCTCCCATCTCACGATCATCCTCAGCACTAGGTACTAGGGCTGGAAGTGAGTCAATAACGATGCAGTCTACGTTGCGGCTCTCAGCCAACTCGATGACGGCGTCCATGGCATCTTCCATGATGTTGGTAGAGATTACATACACACGTGAGGTATCTACTCCGCACATCTCAGCGTACTGAGGAACCCACTGCTCTGCAGCAATCCATACAGTAGTGAATTCAGGGTCACGCTTTTGGTTAGCAGCGATGGTCTTTAGCGCAATAGCAGTCTTGCCATTGGAAGCTTCTCCAACGATTTCGTGCCATTGGTTAACAGTCCAACCGCCACCCAGCGCTACGTCTAGGGACAATGAACCGCTAGGGAATCGCTCTAGTAGGTTGTCACGAATCTCTGAGCCACGAACGATAGTTCCTGGGCCAAGCTTCTTATTGATCTTTAGTACAAACTTGTCTAGTTCTGCTGTAGCCATTAAATATGTCCAATGATAGTCGTAGGGTTAAATCCGCCTGTAGCAACTTGTTTTGCAGGTGTTGCTGGACCTCCTGAGGAACTACCGCCTACAGTACCAACGCCTGAGCCAGCTTGCACCTTTGGGTAACCGCAATCGTAGCAGCGGTGAACGTCAAAGCTACCATTCTGTGAGGTACCCATACCTACCTTTGGATAGTTACCACCATTACATGCAGGACATCGCACAGGGTTAAGTGCGCTCTTAGGAAGAACCTGTGGAGTTATTTCAACAGTAGGGTTGACTACTGCGTAACCAGGGTTAGTGGGCGCAGGTGCTTGATATTGCTGCGGGGGAAGTGCAGGAGGTAGAGGTTGACGTGGGGCAGCAGGTGCGCCCATCTTTTTTGACCACCAGTCAGTGCTCATGTTTGTGCCCTTCAGTTGCCCATGCTGGTCCTAGTTGGAGCAGCCCTGTGTTAATTCCTATTGATAATGTAGCCATAATAGCACTAAGCCCAATACTGTGTGAAAGGTCATCTGTCAGTTCCATTTGATCGTAGAGGAGCTCTAACTCTTCCTCATCTAGTTCTAATGTACCGTTGCTGATGCACTCTTCCACAATGCGTGACTTAACTGCGCCGATTACTGAGGCGTTTATCTCCGCCATCATCTCTGCGAACTCCGAAACACCAGACAACATAGCAATGCGGTCATCGCTATCTTGACGTTCCTTTTCTGAACCCTCTTCACTGATGTTAACAAGACCTAAGTCAGAAGCAATAACCTCTGGGTTTTCAATCTGCATGTCATACAAGTACCAGCGTGCGAGTGTTGACATAGGGATCTCAATAGACTCAAGAGTTACCTCTTGGTCTCTATCGCGCTTAAACTTATCGAAGAAGCCCATTACTTAGCCATACCCCACTTATCCACTATCTTCACATCCGCGATAAGCGGAATAGTCTTGAGCATCTTTACGCCTTCCATTGCTTCACGAATGGCCTCGGCAGTCTGTTCAGCTAAGTGCTCTGGGCAGGAAGTCACAAGTTCATCGTGCACTGTGAGGAGTATCTTAGCACCTTCTGGAATCATCTTATGAGCACGGACCATGGCTATCTTCATGATGTCGGCAGCTGTGCCTTGGATCACAGTATTGAAGGCCTGGCGCTCAGCACCCGCCTTCTTCTCACGGTTACTGGATACGATATCTGGAAGGTAGCGACGGCGCCCTGTGGCAGTGACTACATACTTACGCTTACGGGCTACCCCGATGACTCTTAACTTATACAGGCCAACGGCGGAGAATTTTTCAGCGAAGTCGTTAAGAAGCTTTTTAGCCTCTGTGTTGGTACAGCCAATACTGCGGGCTATCTTGTCAGGACCTACGCCGTAGGCCATGGATAAGACTAGGGTCTTACCAGCAGCACGGTTAACGCCCATGGTAGCCGCTACAGTCATGTAGATATCCTCTTTATCTAGGTATGACTTAACCATGATTGGGTCATGAGAGAAGTCAGCAATGATACGAGGTTCAATCTGAGAGTAATCGGCGACTACTAGCTTTTGCCCCACTGGTGGGATAAAGAGATTACGAATCGCCTTACCGTGAGCAGTAGCAGGACTAGGGACGTTCTGTAGGTTTGGATTACGGCTGGAGAAACGACCAGTCTCCGCACCGTTCTGCACAAAGTCGCAATGAATACGGCCATTGATTAACAGGCTGTCACGGTACTCGGTCTTAGACTTACCGCCAGTGGTCTTGGTTACGTCCCCACCTAGGTATGGAATCACATAAGTAGTAAGCAACTTGTTAAGATCTGCGTACTCTACGAGCAATTTACAAAGCTCGTCCTTCTCCTTGTTCTCAGCCAGTGCTTCTGAGGAGGTGGAGTAGTCTGTGTAAAGTAGTTCCTTACCCTCATCGCTCTTTTCTTGGCCCTTTGTAGTGAGTACCTTGGTCTTAAGACCACGACCGCCCTCAATCTTAGGCTTGTATAAAAGCTCTTGACGTTCTGGAATAGAGTTGATGTTGAACTGACGACCAGCTTGCTTGTAGATAGAAGCACGCTTGATCTCTAGTTCAGCTTCTAGTGTGATCTGAAGCTTTGTAAGGCTGTCCATATCAATCGGAGCACCAGTAAGCTTCATATCGCAAAGAACTGCCAGTACATCCATCTCTAGGTTCATTACCTTCTCGACGCCTGACTCTTCTAGCTTAGGGATTAAAGCTTTCCATAGCAAGAAGGTGTACTTAGCATCCAAAGCAGCGTACTTATATGTCTCTAGGAATGAGTGGGCTTCAATCTCTTTACCGACGCCCTTGACCATCTCGTAGCCGATCTCACGCTTCAAGCAATCAGCAAGTCCGCACTTACCTTTATTCTGTGTGTTGTACAGGAACGAGGCAATCATAGTGTCAAAGTAAGGGCCTACAGGCACACGCTTACCTAGGTACTTAGCAACTGAAGTAAGGTCGAAGGCTAGGTTATGCCCGACCTTAAGAATCTTATCGTTAAACATTAAAGGCTCTAGCGCCTTGAATACCTCTGCTGGGAACAGTTGTTCTGGAGCAGGTGAGAATAGTTTTGTTGCTCGCTTATCACTGCGAGAGTAATCGCTTTCACGAGGAGCATGTCCAGCGTCTACACGCTTTTGGCCCTGACCAGTTAACGGGCGGTCTAAGCCTATAAACTCTCCATTAGGATGACCCATAGGAATAACATCTACACGGCCATATGTGGCAAAGCTAATCCACACTACATCGTTTACTGGAGTATCGCCTCGGCGATCTCCCATTGTTTCCACATCGTAAGCAAAAGCGTCTTGTGTTAGATAGTAAGCAACCATCTCATCTAGTTCTTCTTTAGTAAGAATTAACCCCATATTTACCCCTTAAAAAGGCCCAGAGGCATAGAGAAAGGGGGAAACCTATGCCTCTGGACGTCTAGTGTGCGTTAGTCGTTAAGTAGATCCTGAGCGATCTCAAGAAGCTCTTGGTAAGAGTTCTCTTTGATTACAGAGCGATCGTATGGCTTGAACGTACCAACTGCGGCTTCAACCTCAGCTTCGTTTAGACCCCAATCTTCATTGAGATCACGAGCCTTGACTGAATTCATGTGGTAAACAGTTGTTTGCATCTTACCTGTGCGGCTCATTGCCCAGTAGTTCTTGGTCAATGGTCCTTGAGGTGAGAAGTGAGCAGCGTGGATAGTCTTGTAAAGACGTGGAGTCGCTACAAGTTGCTGACGCTGTGCACCTTCAGGTGCGCTGAAGTTAATGATAGTGAATGCCTTCTTATCCTCTGGGCGGTGACGTAGCACTGTGCAGAGTGGGCATTTCTCTCCGATACAGATGTAAGACTTCTTACCAGCCTTGTTCTGTAGGAAGTGAAGCTTGTAGACAGCGAACGGGCCGTCTGGATCAATAAACTTAATGATCTGAGGATCCTCAGATTGCTTAAAGTCTACTGGGTAACCATCAGCTGGAGCGGCATTTGTTGTAGCTGCATCCCAGCCAGAAGCAACGCTACTAGCTGCTGATGTGATTTGCTCTGGACGAGCATCCAATGAATCGTCTAGATCCACTAGGTAGTTATCTGTATCTGTGGCCATTTGGCAGTCCTTTTCTTATGGTTTAGTTTTCTAGAAGTTTGTCCCAAGCATCTGCGATCTCCTTAGCGATCGTAGGATGTTGCGACCAGTCTATACGAGGTTTGAACATAAGTCCATTCTTCGTAAAGATTTCAATTGCAGACTCTATCATAGGTCTTGTGTAAAGGCGTCTACCTTTACGCTCTACACCAGTCTTGTCTTTCTTGGTAGGAAGACGATAAGGCGACTCTGGTAAGTAACCCCACTTGAACCACGCACGTATGGTTATAAGCGGGCGCCCTAAGGCTGTTGCCAATGATCCTACAGCAAACATCTCAATGTCTTTACCACTGGGAAGTGTTTTGATGTAGGGCTTCGAGTCCCACGCACCTTCACCTTTTGGTTCAGGCTTTACGACCTCACGGCGTTTGCGCTTACTGCCTGGATAGTAAACATCCAAGTCAGCAAACGTAGCGTCAATTAGATCGTCGTCCATACTCATCCCTTATTCATAATAAATGCGTAGGAAATCTTCTTTGGGAACATCTTGTCAATATCTTCTTCTGACAACTTGTTCTGGTAGTAAGCAGACATAATCGCATCTTCATCTAGAACAGGGACTTGCTTAACGCAATCTTCTGTTAGGCCTTTAGCAGCAAGAAGCGCTTCGGCAACTTCGATGTCGATTGATTGGCTTACGCGGCGTTGCTTAGAAATAGATTTGATGCCACTAACAGTGTCATCGACTTCTAGTGTTATGTGGCCACGGCCATCTGTCTCACCTAGCTCATCAATAGCTTCTGTAAGACGGCCTTTGATTTCAGAGTGGCGCTTATTAAGAAGATCTGATTGATCTTTAAGAGATGCAGCTTGACGAACTAAGTCTTTGATCTGAGTTAGATCCATAGTAACCCCCTCGGTTATATGGATTACATTACCACTTGACTAGGCATTGTCAACTTCCGCTAAGTAAGCCTCAAGAGCCTTGATAATGACGCTCGTAACAGTGACCCCCTCTTTTAGGGCCTTAGCCTGTACAGGCTTCCAGATCTCGTCAGAGACGCGGATGGTACGTGTTGGGGTCTTAGGTGCATTAGGCATTTTATAATTATACCCTTTCTATACGCTGGCTGATTGCAGAAACTGGCGCAAACTGGTCAAAGTGATAGGTACGCCGCCTTCATCATCGATTCCTATGCCGTCAACTACTGCATTAGCAATAGAGGTCTTCTGCATTAGGGCCTGATGTTGACGCTCTTCTATTGAGTTCTTCATAATCATATCTTGAATGACGATAGTAGGCCAAGTCGATGAGGCCCGCTTTATTCGTCCATTACGTTGAATTGCTCCTCCTGATGACCAGGGTAGATCATAATTGACCAGTAGATTAGCAGCAGGCAGATCAACACCATACCCACCAGCATCAGAAGAAATGAGAACGCGAACTTCCGCTTGCGTGTTGAACGAGATCTTGTTGTCTTCCTTAGTCTTAGCATCTAGTTTCCCTGAGTATAGTCGGCATTGGTCTGGCCCTAAGGCCTCAGCAATAATATCAAGCATACCTACGTATGAGGCAAAGATCACAACCTTGTTAGCTGGATTAAGGTCTAGGTGAGCGTTTACATACTCCTTCAAGGTCTCAAGCTTTGGGGAGTGCGTAATGCCTTCTAAGTGCCCCTCATCTAGTAGTTCAGCAGCGTAGGCTGACCCATCGCCCTCCATCTTATGAAACTTAAGACCGCTGTCCTTAACTAGGTCAGGATGGGAGCAAAGCATCTTTAGCGCCCCGATCTTAGACATCAAACGACCGCGTAATTCGTCTGCAGGACCGCCGTACTGGCTTTCATGTCCGTAGTGGGCCAAGACATTGAAGGAGCTACCAAAGAGCGTCTGAGCCTCTTCTAGGTCTGCTAACAGGTCATCTGTAATACGTCCGTAAAGTTTAGAGGCCTTGCGATCAAAGAAGACCTCTAGAGGTTCCTTATGGATTGACTCTGGAAGGAATGGGGCGACATCTGCGTCGCTCTGTGATTTTCTAACAGCCGCTGTCTTTAGCTTCTCATGGAGTACTGGAAGGTTGCGGTATCGGTCAACCCCGCCCCAGTTATTGCGGACGATGAAAGCTTGATCAAAGATATCGAAGCGGCCTAAGACGTTGTTGTCTACAAACTGCATGATGCTGTAAAGCTCTTCTGGCTTACCGTTCTCAATAGGAGTTCCAGTAAGCGCAAACTTGTACTCAGCGTTACCTAGACGCTTTACTGTTTTAGATCGCTTTGACTTAAAGGACTTGATTGCTGTGGCTTCATCGAGGACGACGAATCCTCGTGGGAGCTTGGCAACGTAGTCCCAGTCGTTAACAACTTGCTCATAGTTAAGAATGACGTAATCAACGAGGGTGTGGCCCCAGTCGTAAGCTTCTTCGTACTGTGCCCTTCTCTTCGTTGGTGTGCCGTCAATGACCAAAGCGCGTGAAGTCCCACTGGTAAATTTCTCAATCTGATTAGCCCACTGGTATTTAAGTGAGGATAAACAAATGATAATGCCTGGCTCGGTAATTTTTCCTTCATCCATCAAACGTTCTAAAGCAGCAATAGTTAGAACGGTTTTGCCCAAACCAAGGTCGTACGCCACGAGCATCTTCTTACGCTCGCACATACGATCCACAGCCTCTGGCTGATAAGGAAGTAAAGTACCTGTAAAGGTCAAACCAGTAAGCCCTTCATACGCGTAGTTACCTGTGCCTCTAGGTCCTCTAAGGTACCAGAGTTCAGGAAGGTCTGTGAAACCTCAAACTCCTGGATTGTGGTCTCAGAGACGTGATCGTTTACTGGGCCAACCCCTGGGCGCTCTACACGCCATAGTTGACCATTTAGGTTCTTGATCATTCTCGCCTCGTTGTCAAAGCGGACGTCTGTAATAACGTAAGACTGGTTATTGTCAGAGATAGCACGAAGAGCGCATAGTACCCAGATATCCTGACCAAGCGCTGTGCGAGCTGCCATACCTGTAGCTTGAAGTAGACGGCGAACCTCTGTCTTTGCCTTGGCTAGCTCCCAGCCATAATCACTAACAGTTTCACGAAGACGATAGCCTGTCTCTAGTACTGGGTTAAGCTCCATTAGAAATGATTTAATCGGGTCAGCAAAAGCCACCCGCTCAAAGCCGTATTTCTCTATTAACACTGAAGCAACTGAGTCCTTGCCAGATTGGGCGTACCCTGTTAGTCCGATGATCATTGCCATGTTTCTACCTCCTCTAATATTTCCTCAGCCATACAAGTTATGCAATCGGCTCTTAATCTGAAGTTACTTGTGTGGGCACATTGACCGCTCATCATACGAAGCACTATTGAAAGGCGTCGTATCTTATCTTCTGTAGACAGCGGAGCGTCCTCTCAAACTATGTCTAGCACTAGCTAGGCCTGATTCGATCTCAGCTTTGCTCATACCGCCGACGTCCTTAACGTCGATGCCGCTGTAGTTGAAGAACCAGATGCCTAGACTAATAGACTTTGCCCAATCAAACAACTGTTCGGTCGACTTTCTACCTGCGTCGTCGTTGTCTAAAGCTATGACTAAGCGTTCAGCGCTTTTAAGTAGCTCTAGTTGATCCTTAGACACTAGGGCTCCATACGCAGCAACGCCCCCAAGTATTCCTACAGAGGCAAGGCGTACTACGTCTAATGGCGACTCTACAAGGATCATGTCTCCGCTTGAGTACTCGTTGTACCCATAAAGTGCTCGGCTCTTCTTAATACCAGCAGGTTGGTTCTTAAAGTAACGGCTTGTATGCCCCTTCTCCTGCCAACCTAGGAGCTTATTGTTCTTAGGGTCGCGTATAGGAATAATCCAGCACTCTGTACGAGGATCCCACAGCAAGTTGTAGAGGTGAGCAGCCATAGGGCTTAGGCCTCGAGACTTCAGTGCGTCAGCTGGAGGCTCTGTGTAGATAGCAAGCATCGACTCATCTAGATACTCGATCTTTTCTTTTTCTGGGTTAAGCGAGCGCTTCATCGCGTCAAACGCCATGCTCAGATGCTTGGTGTTTTCTTCTAGCCACTTCTCTGTGTCTTCTGAGCCACCCATAAAGCTAACTAGGTAGTTAACACCGCCCTTAAACCCACAGGAGAAGCAGATATGCGCACCTGTCTCAGCATTTATTGACCAAGAAGGGTTGCGGTCTTCTTTACCCGTGTTGAAGAGGTGCCCAGGGCATTTAGCCTGAACCTCATCGCCACGTACGCCAGTTACCTCAATGCCCAGACGAGCAAGAAAGTCTTCCATCTCCCCCGTAGTCATCAGTCAATATTCAAATCTGATTCGTCGACTTCTCGGAACGTACTACCATCCCAGTCCCATGTAAGTTCGATCTCAGCAGGACCAGAGTTACGGCTGGCCATAATCTTAAGAGTGCGCATCTCGTCAACGTTCTCATCTTGCTTCTCAAGGCCAAAAACTACGTCGGCGTCTTGACCAAAAGAAGATGAGTAACCGATTGAGTACATGTCAGCCTTACCACCACGAGTCTTGCTCTCAAGGAACTGAGTAGACATAATTACAGGTAGGTTTGCTCGCATAGCTAGCTTCTTTGTACCACGTGTGATGTTGGTGATTGCTTGTGATGAACCAACCTTTTCGCCGTTCTCATCGATCATAAGGTAAGTACCATCAATGATTACTACGTCTGGCTGTAGCGTTTGAATCTTGTTAGCAATACCTGTAACAGTTAGAGAAGGCCCTGTGTCGTAACCTACAAGGTGGAACCCAGCATCGTAACTCTTTAGGTTTTTGAGGTTGGTGCTATATCGCGCCTCTTCATCAGGTGTCATAGTACCTGTAGACAAGCGCTGGTATGAAAGCTTAGAGCGCATAGCATCATAACGAAGCGCTTGCTCAAAAGCAGTCATCTCAAAGGTAACGAACATAATTGACTTGCCGTCGTTGTGCATATTCAGAGCCATTTGCATTAGTAGCGTTGACTTACCTGTCTTAGGCAAAGCAGCGATAACAATGAGCTGGCCGCGTTGGATACCGCTTAGTGTTGAGTCAATGGTTGGAAAGCCTGTGGCATAACCAAGCAAAGAGTCGGGACGATCTTTACGAGACAAGTACTCTTGAAAACGAGCCTCTGGATCTTCTGTAAGGTCGTAGTCTGACTTGAAGCTAAATCCCTCTTGGTCAAGAGCGGCGATACCGCCCTGCATCTCAATAAGAGCAGCCTCATGGTCTTTATCCTTCTCAATAGTGCGGATAGCACGATCAATGATCTTCTCAGTCGCCTCTTTGCGACGAGAGGTAATGACGTTATCAACTAGGTACTCAATACTGTCAGAGACCTCAGTATCTAGCTCAAAGTTAGGAAAGTTATCTTTGATAGCGTTGAGCGAAGGCACCTCGCTGTAGTTAGCATAGTGCTTACGCATAAACAAGAAAAGTCGTCGATCACCCTCATCTCGGAACCAGTCGTCAGTTACTCCACGAGAGAATACTGGCGTGAGGTTGCGGTCAATGATTGCCTTATGCAGCATACGAGTTTCATTAGTCACGCTTTCCTCCAAAAAATTCTTCTGGGGTTATGCCCCAATGACCGTAACGTAGCAAACGTTCTGAGGTATCTACAACTCCGACAAGCTCTGGTCGGTAAGGAAGCTCTGCGACTACGTGAGCCAGCGATGAGTAAGAAGTGAAGTAGCGAAATGGATTAGTCCCAATACGATCTAGGTACTCCATCATTTCGTCAAGCTCTTCTTGAGAGTTCTCTACAGAGAAGAGCTCTAGCGTTTCGCCTACCTTAACCGTATGGATGTAGAAACGGCTAAGCATCTGCATGTTGTATTCATGCGTGTATTGAACAGTTGGAATGATACCCAGACGCTTTTTAATCTGCGGCTTGGAAGAACGTACCACATCAATGTTAACCAAGAAGCGTCTTGGTAAAGCGTTACTGATGTCCCCTTTTAGCATTTGTTAGTAAACCTCTATTTTCCCGAATCTGATAATAAAACTTCTAAAAGCTTCGTCTGATCGTTGAGCCAGATCAGCATCTTCAGTGCTGGCTCTATCAGAGATCTCTAGCGGGTAAGTACCACCGTTACTCTCGATGCGTGCGTTAACAAAACGAGTGTGCTTACAGGTTGCCTTAGCAGTCCATCCAGAGCATGTACAGGACAGATTGTCGTAGTCATCTATAGATACTTCGTAGACGCCAGGTCCTGGAGTCTGCGTCTTGCTGAGAAATACCTGTAACAACTTCTTTTGCGTCATGCCTTTAATCTTAAATCACCTGCCTTACTTTTAACGGCGATAATGCCAAAAGCTTCGTTGATAAAGCTACCTGTAGCCTCTCCGTAAACTTGTGCCCAATCATCTACCTCTAAGTTAGTTGTAACGATAGTAGGTAAACCTTTTGAGTAACGAGTACGAAGAATGTCATGTAGTAGGTTACGTTGCCAACCGCTTTGGCTCATATGCTCTTTACCAATGTCGTCAATGACAAGAACACGTACGTTGTAAGCATCGTCCTTACACTCGCCCATAATTCCTGACATCAGCTTAAGGTCAGCATCTGAAACCTCATCGTTCATCGTGCTGCCCTTCAGCGCAACAATAGCGTTGTAGCTAGAGAAGTAGCAAGGGCGAACGACCACTTGAGCTTCTGCGTCAAATGACACGAGCATGAACTTCGTGATCATCTCCTGCAGGATCGCTGAAGCAACTGTTGACTTACCGAACCCTGGGTCGCCATGTAGCAGTAGACCTCTGCCACAACCTTTCTGACCTAATGCTCGGATGATGCGACCGTTCTTAGCATGTGCCACCCATGCAGCGATCTTCTTTGCATCATCGGCATCAAGGTCTGTGCAATCCTCTAAGCGCCAACCTGTAGAAGATGCAGGAACGCCTGAAAGCTTTAGCCAAGCTTTGCGTTTTACCTTTAGTGCCTCTGGCTTATACATCTGAATCCTCATCTAACTCGAATAGGAAGGCGTTAACCTTAGCAGCTCGCTCTTCTGATCTTGCTCTCTTCTCAGGGTCTGGCATCTCCAGCTTAGCACGATCTGACAAGGAGCCAAATGAAGAGATGAAGTGACGCCACATGATGTTCGGATCCTTCATAGCCTTGACGTTATCCTGAGCAAAGAACATCTTAAGCATAACCAGCTCTATAGCGCCATTGGTGTCGTGCTTCTGGCGTGCCTGATAGATAGCGGCCGATAGCGGCGTGTCGGAAACCTTCCAAGGCGGAATATCCCAGCGGTCGTGGATCATGGATGAGAACTGGCGGGCCGTATCTGATGAGGTCCAGAGTTCTGGAGCCACATCCTTACGAGCACGGAACGTCTCCTCATGCTTCTTTAGCTTGGCCTCTTGGTACTCGGCCTTCTTCTGGTCTTCGAACTTCTTACGCTCTACGGCCACTTCATCATCTCCAGAGGAGGTCTTGCCGAAGAACTCGTAGCCCATCTCTTCTCCTATCTCAAACTTCTCTTCCTCGTAAAACTCCGTTTTACTATTAGCAAAGCTTATATCTCTATTAGAAGAACTAGCTATTTGGGTTAATAGGCTGTTCTGGCTATAGAGCTCATTCAGCTGTATGTATCCGCCGGTTTCCGCCGCTCGGTTTTGGGAGTCCGCTACTAGCTCGGTCACCTTGATTAGCTGGCCTTTGGATGTCCGTATTGTCCTGGTTATGATCAAACCAGCCTCACGGAGTTCGTTAAGGGCAGCGCGAACAGCCTTCTCGCCCTCTTGAAACTTCTTGGCGATTGAGATCGCCGAAAGAGACTCGTCAGGGTTCTGGCAAATATAGGCATATAGCCCAGTGGCGCGAAGGCTAAGCATTGATCGCTTTGATAATCGCTTCAGCAAAATCTAGGGCTGCCTGACGGATTGCCTGTGCCTTGTCAGAGGGCTCTGTAGTTACGCTAGGGGCCTCGACAGGCAAGACGACAGGCTTGAGTACCATTTCGGCCTCTAAGGGCTTCATAGGCGATTCTGGGGCCGATTTAGGGCCTACTGGTTCGATAGGTAGGAGCCCATTTGTCAGGTCGTAGCAAACTACGCCTGCTGAGGCGAACTCAGAGGCGATCTCTACGGTTTCAGGGTCATCGGCATCCCAAAGCAAGAAGACATTAGTCTCCTCTGTTCCAAAGACGTCAATAGCTAACTTGGCGGGGTTGTCGGACTGGTTAAATGAGATGTGGCTTAGTTTGCCAGCGGCCGATTCCTTGACAGCAAAGAGTGTGCACTCAATTCCCTTGTCCTTGGCATACTGCCAAGCCCAAGTCTGGGCCAGTGAAGGCTTGTCGTTAGCTAAGAAGGCCAGCATTGGCGTCTTCTTCTTTTGCTTTAGCATGATTACATAATCAGAAACCAAAGCTTCTAGATTGTTACGGCTTGTCTCGCCGTTTCCAGCAATTACGATATATGAGTTCATGGTTCTCCCTTTCAGAGGTTGACCATGATACACCTACTCGCGAGTTCGCACTACCGCCTGGGTAAATGTCGACATCTTGTCAGTGGCTAAAGCAAGCATGGGACCAAAGAAGGCACCGCCAACTGTGTAAAGGATTTCTTGGCGCGTAGTAAGCCCGCCTACGATTGCCACAGCCCCCGCAGATAGAATTAGGCAGAGAAGCGCCTTGAAGGCTCGTAGATCAACAAGCTGTTCGACGACAGCTATGAAGAAGGCTACAAAGCCTGAAACTAAAAATAAGGTGGTCATAGCTCCATACTACGCTTGCGCGTAATAAGTTGCAAAGTTAGTTCCTATCATCAGGTAGTTAGGCAGTGTCTCGTTGACGCGGTTCTGCGTAGCAAAGCGGTTACGGTAGTAGTAACTAGGGCTCTGATTAGGTGTGCCCTTCCAAGTTACATCGCCTAGATCAGCGTAACCAAAGCTTCCGTCAAAGAAGCTGTCCACATAAGCAGAGGCCTCAAATAGGAAGGCATCCATCAATATCGCAATGCCTGTGGTAGTAGGTGCTGGCCATACGACCTGAAACTTACAGCTAGCAGCATTATTAGGAGAAGCCGTTGTAAACGAGAATCTGTTCCACTCAGTAGTACTTACTGTAAACGTCTGGCTAAAGCTAGACGAGATGAGTGTGTTACTTGAGTCATACCAGATTGTCTTGAAGTAAATTCCTTGCGGAGCAGGTGCTCCATCATCTGGTGACATAAAGAAGTAACCGCTAAAGGTGTAGGTCTCATTGCTAAGCACTGGCATGTAGTCAGCTGAAGTAGCTGCTGAGCTTAAGGTAACTGCTGAGGTGCTTGAGTTATGAAGCTCTAAAGCGCTTGAGCTGATAGCAATGTTAGGTGATGAGTTAGGTACTACAGTGTCCGACTGCGTAATCAGTGTTCCGTTAGTAGCAGTCCAAGGAGCATTCGTGCTGTACTCAAAGTTAGGATTAACAAAGAGGTTGACTCGGTTTGCGGCGACTGCTATCTGCACTAAGCGAGACTCTTGGAAGTAGGTAACTGATCCACCTGCCTCAAACTGAAACGCATCTAGGAAGTGGACTTCGTTGGCAGTCGGGCTAGCGATAGTAAATACTGGAATAGCAAATACAGCATTGCTTGGAGAGGTAGCTGTTACGCTGATAGTCGTCCAAGAAGTTGTAGTTGATGTTGTTGCTGAACCGAGTGCGGTGCTGCCGATGATTGTTCCTGTGCGGTCGTACCAGTTAATTCCAGCCTTAAAGCTACGTGCTGTTGCGTATGACCAAGCTCTATAGCTGAGGGTGTACTCGGTAGAAGCGGATACACCAATGCTGTGAGAGGTAGGGCTCTGGTAGTAGGTTGTTGTAGTGTCGTTTCCTACTGCAATAGCTACTGATGTGTTTAAGCATGTGCCAGTAATGGCTGAGGTACCTGTAGCAGTAATCTTAAATTCACCGTTACGGCCATTTTGGACACCGTAAGGATTAGCCGTCTCGTTGTACGGAGCATGCTTAGAAATCTGGCCACCAGTGCCGCTTTGAGCAGTAGGAAACGGAGTCGCGGTCACCATTGAAACTGTAGACGTGGTTGTTCCTGTAAGCGTATAGGTGCCGTTAATAAGCGTAGTTCCGTAGATCTCAATGGTATTGCCCGTAGAAAACTCTGCTGTACTTGGCACTGTGACCGTGAGAGTGCTAGATGAGGTGCTAGCGCTTACCGACCACGAGGTAATAAATTGAGGAACATGCTGAGTGATCGTGGCATTAGTGACTGTCCAACTACCAATACTCTGCTCCGCAGAAGAGTCATTGATGTCAAGCATCAAGTTCTTACCCAATGTCACAATTCCAGCGTTACCTGTAAAGGATTTAACGTAATCTTGAACTCCCGCAAGGCTTCCCTTGGTTTTGTTAATATGTACTACGTTAGAGAGGAACGATCGTCCACGAGCAAGACCTAGCTCAGGTTCGTACTGGATGCCGAACTGCTGCATCAAGCCAGGAATTAGATTTCCAGAAAGGTTAGCTACGTCATAGCGTGATGTGATGTTGTCGATCTCTGTGCGCATCATGTCGTAGTAAAAGCCAAAGATCTTTAAAAACCCAGAGAGAATTGGGTTATCAGAGGTGTCTACTGGAGCTGTAATGTCTGTTGTCTTATAGATACCAGGAAGGTAATCGTACATAGCGTCTGGCGTACCGTAATTTTTGACAGATAGGCCAGCAGCATTTGCAGCACGCACCCATTGGCCTGTATCAGTGTCTGAAACAAAGATTGAGTAGTAGAAGAACTTGCCCATAGGCAAGGTTCCGTCGTAGCCGTAAGGTGATGGGTCGTAAAAGTCGTTTGCTACTGTTCCATAGCTGCCGTCTACTAGAACGTCTCCATCATCGGCAGTTTGAGGAAAACCGCTACCGTTACGAACAAGGCGGATGCCTGAATAGTTACCTGTAGGCGTGTTCCATTGAAGATAGATCTTGCCATAGTCAAGAGGCGCGGCTGTAAAAGGGTTTGCGTCAAAGTTAGCTAGGCTTACGTTTCCGTAGTAGCCGCGGCCGTAGTAATCAATTCCGTATGTTGCCACGTGTAGTCCTTAAGTTAGAATCCGCCGAGTACTTCTACCGCTAGTACATTTCCTACCTGTGCTGCAGCTGCTCCTGAGGTGTAAGCCGTGATAGCAATGTTTTCAACGTTTGTAATACGATCAGAGATGCTGTTAAATTGAGTCCCAGCCGTCAAGTACAAATTTGACGTAGGCGTTGGATTGCTCGTGCTGGAAGCTGCCGTAAGGTCGGTAGCAAAGCCGCCTGTAGGTACAGTAGATGGGGTAACACCTACGATTGTTTCGATAGAGGTTACTTCAGTCTGAAGCTTGTTGACATGAGACGCATCAATGATCTCAGTGATGTCTACGTGAGTAGTAAAAGGGGTTATCCCATTTGGATAGTAAGTAGTCATTCTCTGTCCTTAGCTCGAGATTCCGCCAGTTACGGTTACAGTTATTGTTCCAGCTTCGGGTATCTCATTCGGGGCGCAAACAACGTCCGCGTAACCTGAACCGTTTGAACGGGCCACGGTCGTGAACGTAATGCTTGACACCTGAGTGTTTTGACTATTTAGTGCGTACAGGGCGTTCCTTATATCATCAACTTTAACAGTTTCACCGAAAGATGTGGCGTCAAAGGTAAGTAGGCCAGCGATAGCTGCTGTTGCAGCGGTCTGAACGGTGCTGTTTCGCACGTTCTTAGGGGCAACGATTGCCAATGTAACGTTGATAGGTACATAAGTCGGAGGAAGCACGCTGACCGTTACGTTAGGGGCTGTCTTACCTGTCAAGAAGCTTTGAACTGAAGAAGACAAGGTAACGAACGCAGTGGTGTAATCACTTGTTAGTGGATCGATTCCTGGGTCACCTTTTTGAGCTACATAAAGAGTAACTGCCGTGTAGACACTAGAGATCGCGTTAGCTTTACTAGCATTTTGTACTCCGCCTGTAACTGCGGTTTGATAGTCCTGTAAAGATACAACGCGACCACTGTTTGACACAGGGGCCTGCGCATTTACACGGATAGAGTCAGTGGATTCGATGTCTGCGCCACCGATAGCTGGGTTAGCTTGGGTTACGGAAAGTCCAGCAGCGTTAAGGTTCAAGATCTTGGTTAATGAGCCAGCAGAAACGTTTCCTGCCGCGCCTACGCCAATACGATAGGTGAAGCTAATAAGAGAGTTGATTGGCGGGATACGGCCACTGATGTTGTCGCCAAACTGAACGTAACTGTTGTTGTTTGCGTCTATTGTTACTGCAAAGACGGCATCATTTGGACCTGAGTCAAGAAGATTGCTTACCTGGGTGTAGATGTTGTTGTCTACAGTTACAGCCACGCTGTTTTGGATTACTGGACTTTGTACAAGCTGGTAAATCTGAGAGGCCAGTCCATCAGATACCTGAATAGGATCAGAGGTGATTGTCTGACCTTCTTGAGCCTGAACTGAAGCTGTTGGGCTTGGAGAAGTAAAGGTAAGAGTGACTGCTGACAAAGTAACAGATTCGCTTAGGGTAATAGAGACGTCACTGTTTACTGCCGTTACTATGGTGCCAGAGTCGACGCCTGTTCCAGCTACTGTCATTCCTACAGAGATGTTGGTGTTAGCCGCAGACAAAGTTACCACTGATGTAGAAGACGCTGTTCCAACAGCAGTTGTGCTGGTTGCTGGTACTACGACATCGAGCTGGGTTTCAAAGATAACCTGTGGGTTAGTGCCGTTTACTACGGCAGTTGTAGCTACCTGAGTACCCGCTGGTACTGTGATAGCTGAGGTTGTAGAGTTTGTAAACTCTAAGGTGGTTGTCGCGTCAATCAAGCCACTAGGGGTGTAATTGAGCAAATTGGCGATCTGAAGAACGCTTTGACGCTGGCTGGCTGTGGTTAAGAATGCCTCGTTAGCAGAGCGGTCAATGTAGTAGGACATGAGGTCACCCATATAAGCGAATAGCTCAATCAGGGTAATACCAAAGTCAGCTGGGTCACGGTTGGTCCAGTCGGGCAGGAAGTTAGGAATCAGGTTCTGAAGATCAGCGCTGATAGCCGCATAGTCACGGGAGGTGTAATCCACCTGTGGGACATAGTTACTGCTGGTTGCCATTTGGTCTCCTACTTAGTTCGTTACGATATCGCCGTAGCGGTTAATGTTTGCTGTGTTGGTATAGGTGGTGACCGTACCTGGCTGGCCGCTAGGTAAAGTATAAGTAATTTGGACTACCAATCCTCCGCTAACTGTGTCTGGAAGAGCGACTACGTTGTTCAGTTTTAGCGTGGGTAGCCAGCGTGAGAACGCACCAGCCACCACACGTTCGGCGGCAGTAGTGCTAGAGAAGTTGTTCTCAAAGATAAGGGCGTTTATCTGGGAGCCAAATGTAGGGCGCATAACTCTTTCGCCTTCATTGGTAAGCAGGACAAAGGCAACTCTGTCTTGCCAGATCTTCTCCTCATTTGTGGTTGTCAAGATCGACCCAGTTGAGTCAATTGAAAACGGGAAAGCTATAGCTCTCTCGGTCATAGGTATACTCCCATCCATACTGGAAAGTTAACGTCGCCTTGCTCAAACATGATCCACACAGGCTGCCCTACGTTAGGTACCGTTAAATGCGAAGAGTGCTCTGCGTTCAGGGTTACGTTGTGAGTGTGTGAACCGTAAGGCCCAATCGAAGTCGATGTAGTTGTATACTCATCTGTGTGGTTAAGATGCGTTCCGTTATCAACAGCAGGTAAACATCCAGGTATCCACCCAGTCTGAAACAAGTCACCACTGTCATCGGTTGTGCCTACTATTGAAGGTATTTGGACGCGGATTTTGTTCGTTCCTGCGGGATCGTTGTTATCGGTACAGATAGCTCTGTACAAACCATAATATTTATCGGACACCTGTACTCCTTAACTTAGCTACAGCTGCTGATGATAAGTTAGTTTTCTTAGGCGCACTTAGTAAATTAGTTACTGGCCCAGACCACTTAGCGGAGCTAGAAGAATCGGTTCTTCCTACCTTAGGCTGCTTTCTGTTGTTAGTGGCAACAAGGCTAGTCGATTTGGTTGCCCCGTTAACAGCACGAGAGTTTTGAGATAAGCTTGAAGTTACCTTCTTATTTGTCTGAGCAACATTTGGCGTAATCTGCCTTTTTGGTACCGTTGAAGGTATTAGGTCTGGGCTACCTGTAAATCCAGGAGAAGCTTTGCCTAAAGAATCAGAACCCACATGCAGTTCAGTTGTATACATGTGTTCTTCAAATATGTGGTCAGCGCCTAGAATTGTCCAGTACCCAGAGTACTCAGTGCCTAGGCCGTCTAAGTAAATTGGAAGATCTGGCTTTAGTGTGGCATCGCCCAGCAGTTGAACGCTTCCACGATATGGGTATCTAGCTCGCTCATCTGCGGCTTTAGCCTCAGAAGAAGCTACGTTTCCATTAGATATCACAACAGTAGGAGAGAATCTGTCGAACATTTCAGACTTAGAGACGGTCTTTGTGGTCGTAGGTCTGCTTTGATTAGTGGTGACTATTGCAGTAGCTGTATCTAGGTTGACTCCGCCTACAGCTGTAGCAGCCTTCATGACTCCAGCATCAATGTCATTTGCTTCAGATACCTCTGGAGTAAACTTAAACATGCTGCTACCAAGAGAGCTGTTAGCTTCACGCATAATGGCATATTTAGCGCTTTGAAAGTTCTGCTTGTAGTCATTTGTAATTTCGTTAAAGTAAAGTGCTGTGTTCTCAGCTCTTAGAGAGTAACCGCATTGTTTTGCTAGCTTTACTAGAAAAGCCCAATCAGACTCTCCCGCTTGAATTAAGTGGTCGTAGACACGTGGGTGCGGCATAGCGTTATAAGAAAAACCATACTTCTTAGCAATTTCAGCCACCACGGTATCCGCAGTTACGTTAGTCCAGATCTTTTGAGAGGCTTGCTTCATAACGTACGACGCGCCGTAAGCGACTACCTGAGCGAAGTTTTTTCCTGGAGATAGGTCTGGAGTTACGCTGTGGACGTACCCTTGAAAGGTCCTAGACCCAGTAGGGGACTTAAAGGTAGCTTGAATAGGGGTTCCGTTTTGAATTCGGGCATACTGAACGCCCCAGTTCTTTATGTACATGGTTACTTCTTCATGCTCATATCTAGCTTGATGGAAGGTAGTTCTGTAGGAAAGAACTAAAGGCAGCCCTGAATTAGGAAACTCAATGTCTATGAAATTAAACATTTGTAGGGATGATCAATTCTGTTCCAGGTGCGATATTAGTAAAGTCGGTTATAGATGGGTTGTACTCAGGGATTACCCACCAGAGGTTTGATCGTCCCCAGTACTTGTAGGCGATTGAGTCTAAGCGTTCGCCTTCTACGTATATATGCTTTGTATAGGTGATCGTTCCGATGGTGTCGAACTCATAAAAGACAATAGCTTTGTTATCGCTGTCCTCCACAAGTTGGATGTAATCAATAGTTGAGTAGTAGTAACGAGAGTTAATATCAATACTCATGATGTAGCCACCGCCGCTCCTGTTCCAGTTCTAGAAAGTGAGGAAGACTGTGCAACAGAAGCAGATGCCATAAGTACAAACTGCAGGTCTACCTGGCTTGTAAGCGGAATCATCTCTTCCGTAAACTTTTGATGACTAATATTTAGGTTATTTAGATACCCAAGGTAGCGCATAGGCCCCAGCTCGATCTCTACTAGTGTCATAGCCAAGAATCCGATATCTGAGGTTGCCTGATCTAACCGCACCCAGCCATCACCGTTAATGCACTTGTATAGGTACTCAAGGTCAGCCAGAGTTCCTCGGCGCATAAGATCAGCAATTTGAGTTTCTACGTTGGTTCCCGCGTTTGCGTAGTACGGAGTAAATTGTGCTGCAGTCACGTTGCTGGCGGTGTCTGTAAGAGCTTGCTCTAGATTTGTAAGGGCATTTAGTAGGTCCTGGTTTGCAGGGTTCGCGGCAGTAGCTTGTCCGACGATAGTTGCTGCTCCAATTGTGCTGGCGTATGGGCCAAAGCAAGCAAAGTCATTTGTACGGTCCAAGATGATCGATACAGATAGATTTTCACCGCTTGGGAACACAGGAAGGGCTGTTCCCCAGTACATAGATGATGAAGGAGTGACGTCTGGGTTCAAAGCTACGCTTACTGAGTAGTCTGTAGGGTTCCAAATGAATTGGAATCCGTAGTCTCTTGCGGCATTGGCTTTAGCCGTGTATTGAGTAGCGCTGTCTGCATAGAACCAAAAACGACCTCTGCGGTTCACGTCACCAGACTGGGATGCTGCTGAAGATAAAGCAGGCTCCATGGTCTTAGCGCTTAGTGGAAGACTCCATTGATGTGGAGGAAGATTGAACTCAGCTGTAGGAGGATACTTAGATGGAGGCGTGTCAGTAGAGCTTGGATCAGACCCATTGAGGTTAGTCTTTGCTGGCTTACCTCCGCCGCCAGTACCGCCGTTAGCCCCACCTGAACCAACAACTGTAGGGCTTTGGGGCTTTCCTCCACCGATTAAGGCTTTAACTTGATTAACGTAGCTAGTAGTAATGCTACCTTTTTCAATATCTAGCGAGGCAGTAATCGTTTTAATGCTGGCAGTAACCTTGGCCATCTTGTCCACAACTGTTTTAGTTAGTTGGGGTAGATCGGCAATAAAGTTTAGCGCAGCTGTTTGATTGGCTCCAGTAAGTCTAGGAACATAACTGTTCATTTCGCTAAGCAAAGGCTCTTTAGTATAGAAGTCCACAGCATCGTGTAGGTTGAGGACCCACTCGCCGTGGCTGTTAGCGTACGCCCCGATATCAGCTGAATACTTATAATTTAAGTAAGCTTGCAGGTTAGATTGGTCTCCGTATGCAAGGCTGTTAGAGAACTCAACGTTATTGATAACAACAGAGCTGTCCTCAATAGCTTTTTGAATAGCACTGAAGTTATAGTTTCTGCCACCAATAACGTCCTCAGGAAGAGTTCCATTGAAAACGCCGTTTTGGTTGTCAAGAGAGGCTTGAGCATTAGCCATGTTGATTGTATAGGCGGTTTGCAAAGTTGATAGCTTACTTCTGATAGATAGTGTGTTGGTGCTGTCGTTGATGTAGGACGACGCGTAGGCGACCCACTGAGCATTAGTTTTTACAGATGAGTTACGAGATGCCATTAGTTGCTCCTTGCGTTAGCTCTTGCTATGCCCTGCTGTACAGCGGTTGCTACAGCCTTGGTAGTCTGCGCTATAGCATTAGGGCTTGTAGAGGCTGGTACTGTTACGTTAATAGTGATGCCGCTACCTGATGTTGTGGCAACTCCTGACCCAGAAGAAACTGCACTGCTATACCCAGCAACTGTTGAAGGTGCAGCTGTAGCAGTTCCTGAGAGAGCCGATAGAGCACCGCCCATTCCACCAGCAGCACTAAAGCCGCCAACAGTATTAGGCATAGGTGAGCTGCCCATGCCAATAGACGACATAACTTGAGAGTTAAACAGGGTAGACATTTGAACACCGTTGCCTGAGCCGTTTAGAACTCGGCGACAAGCAGATACGGTACTTAGGTCTACACCAGCAATACTTACTACACCACCAGTATGAGGGGCTTGAATAATGCGGCCTCCACCTAGGTAGATAGCAACGTGGTCTGGTGCGGTTGCGCTACCAAAGAAAAGAAGGTCTCCTGGCTGAGCCTGCAACGGAGGAACTGCAGTTCCGCAGTTAACCTGAGCATAAGTTGTTCTAGGAAGTGAAACACCTTGCTTAGAAAATACATACTGGACAAAGCTAGAGCAGTCAAAGCCTACGGTTCCAGCGCCTTGAGCAAAACCAGAACTTGGTCCGTTTACGCCACCGCCACCCCAAGAGTATGGAACTCCAATTTGAGATGCGGCTGTAGTAAGAAGTGCAGATACAGGTGCAGTACTTCCTCCACCCATGGTATTAGAAGGAGATACTGTAGCTCCACGACCACTTCCAGATCCAGCGCCTGTAGTAGTTGCTGGCTTAGAGTGAAGCCATCCGCTAATACCGCCAGCAATAGCTCCGATTACTTCGCTAATACCTGTCTCACCAAGAATTGGAATAGCGGCACCAGCTAAGGCTCCCGCTCCTGCAGCAGCAGCTGCTGAACCTGCTCTTGTAACTGTAGATGAAGTACCTAGTGCGTTACCTAGTGCTTTACCGCCCTGTGCAACAACATCTCCAACGCCGTATCCAGCAAGTGCGCTAGCTGCTACACCTAGAAGGCCTTTTCCTGTAGAAAGAAGTCCACCAAGGCCGCCTTTGCCTCCGCTAAGGAGTGAAAGAAGAGGCCCAAGTAGATTTCCTGCAATAGAGGTAGCTAGTAACGTGACAGCTCCATTAAAGCCACCAAGCATTGTCTCGCCGTATCCGTATGCTTTTAGAAGACCATTAAGGTTCTTGGCTGCACCAGCAAAATCATTTGTAGCACTAGTTAATTGTGAGAGCGCCGCGTCAGATCCCTGAAGGATTCCGTTAGTAGTGGCTTGAGTAAGGTTAAGTTGAGCAGCGTTGTAGTTACTCATTAAGTTTGTGGTCTTAGTGGTAATGCCAGCTGCTGTTAACTGAGACTTAGTTGCGTTGTCTGGAAGACCCTTAGCCTTAGCAAACAACTTAGTAATAACAAGGTTGATAAGATTAGGGTCTGTAAAGTACGTACTTAACATAATGTTAAGCTGATTGCCTGATTCCAAGGCGCCCATCAAGTATGAGTAGGCTGCGGCTGATCCCTGCTGTAGCTGAGGAGTCTTAGCGAAGATCATGTCTACGAACTCATTGATGATTGTGTTTGGG